TCGAACTCGATCCCCCAGACATCGGCCAGACCCGGGCATTCGCTCGGGCACATGAGATGCCAGGGTCCATCTTCCTCGACGCGCTTCATGAACAGGTCTGGAATCCAAAGGGCCGTGAATAAATCACGGCAGCGCATTTCCTCATCACCCTGGTTCAGACGCAACTCGAGAAACTCGAAAATATCTGCGTGCCAAGGTTCGAGATATACCGCAAAAGACCCCTTGCGCTTTCCACCGCCCTGATTGACGTATCGGGCCGTGTTGTTGTATACTCTGAGCATCGGGACAATTCCATCGGCTACTCCATTCGTTCCCTTGATGGGTGCGCCCCGGGCCCTAATATTGTGACAGTGAATCCCGATGCCCCCGGACCATTTCGATATGTGCGCGCACTCGGTCAATGTATCAAAAATACCCTGAATAGAATCATCCTTCATGGCGACCAAAAAACAGCTCGACATCTGGGGGCGTTTCGAGCCCGCGTTGAAAAGAGTAGGTGTCGCGTGAGTAAAATACTTTTGGGACATGAGGTCATATGTTTCTCGGACCCGTGCCGAATCACTTCCGTGGATGGCCAGGGCGACCCGCATAAAAAGATACTGGGGCGTCTCGCCAGGGCCCAGATAACTCTTTTGGAGGGTCTTCATTCCAAAGTATCCAAAGAGATAGTCGCGTTTGTGAACGATCCAAGAGTCCATCTCGAGCGAAACTTGACTCATTAACTCATCACTTAATAGTCCTCTCAAATGGAGTGAAACCATCGCCTCGCTAAATGCCTTGGGACTATTTTTTTGAAGATTAGAAACTGTTATACGCATCGCGAGCGTCTCGTAGTCGGGATCTTCCGTAATCATACCGACCGCGACCTCGGCCGTTAGGGTGTCGATTTCTGATGTGGAAATACCATCATACATACTTGTGAAAACTTTTTGGGCTACCTTTTCGGCTTGAATATTTAGAGGCTGAAATTCAGGCGCTTCATTGAGTTTCAAAATTCTTTTTGTCACCTTGTCGAAAAGCATAGGCGCTTCATCTCCGGTTCTCTTGATAACCTTCATTATTGTCATGTTTACGCTCTGTACTTTTAAGCCCTACTTTTTTCCCGGGGAATCGTATAATGTATGACGGCCGCGTGAAGCGACTCGGCATCCAGACCCCGTTGAGTCTTGCATTTTTTTCTGATTTCAATCGCGAGAGCATTCACAATGGCATCATCAGTACTATGCGCGAGAAGACCGGATATACCATCAGCCGTCAGAGCGATCCGGACGTCCAGGCACTGATGCGCAAGGTCTATACCGATATGTACCGGGATCCCAACACGGACGTGACGAATCAGGTCAATGCCATGAATAAGCAAGTTATCAAAGAGGCTACGGCGACAATATCGACCGGCATGCTCCAGCAGATTGTCTACCTGCGGGACATTTCGGGCAATCCCACGCCCCTCGCTCCTCCGCTCAGTACTAGCACATACGGCAACAAGCTGCCCTACAATACCAAGATTGCTTTTTAAACTTTTCTTTCATAGTATTAAATGCGCGCTCTCTCGATTATACTCTTGTGCTGCCTAGCATTTTTCGTTATTGGCGTCCTCCAGGGTATGACGTGCGAGCAGAAGGACAACAAGCCCACGGCCTGTACCCAGACCTGGGGCTCCGTCGCGTGCGTCATTTGCTTGATGACCATTTACTATCTGTACAAGAAGAAGTGAGGCTTAGAGAATTACGAGGAATTATAACTAATGAACAAGTACCGTGATGAAACGGCCGAGATGTGTAAGCGCAAAGGCTGGGACAAAGCACCTGTTAGCATAGTATGGATGTTGTTGAACGAAGAAATGGGCGAATTGGCCTCGAGTATCCGCCAAAATCAAAAAATTTACCGCAAGACGGGACTAAAAAAAGAGCGCGGAACTGATGTCCTAATGGAAATGGGTGATGTGTTTAGTTATCTGTTTCAGCTCGCTCATATGCTCGACGTGGACCTGGACACGATGTGGGAACTTCACCGTCAAAAAATCAAGACTAAAACATACAAAAATAATGTGATCGTATGTTAATGGCGAGCCGCCTCCGTATGAATGATGATGTTCAAATGAACAAAATTAATGTAACTACATTTACGGGAGATTACGGAATCCCGCGAGACGGCTTTCCTAAGAATGTCGTAGTCGATAACAAAAACTATTTTACACAGCGGGACGAAACCCAGACTATGTATGATGACCCGCCCGACATTGATACTATGGCCAATTCGGAACTATCAGGCCCAATGTACTTAAAGACGGTCGAGGCCAAAGGTCAGGTTCCTTTCCTTGGGTTTCCGGCTCGTAAGTTTGAGTATGGTGACGGCCGTGTATCGTGGTTCCGGCCTTATATGCCCTGGTCATGGATGGGCAAGGGCGCGAAGCCGGGCAGCTCCGTGTGGAGCACCACCGAAAATGCTTCTACTAGCACCTCTACATTTTCGGTCATGCGAGACAATCAATTTTTGTTTGCTTTAACATTTGTGGCTCTAGTACTATTTATCGGGTCCAATAAGATTAAATAGGCAGAACCTTTGGAGCGACCACCTTGACGAGTTTTTCGGCCAGCTGAGATTTTTCAGTTGATGACCGTGTACTCAATTTGGGGCAAAAATGAACCTCAAGCTGAATACATCGAGCACAAAAATTCATTTTACATTCACGGCACACAAGCATCTTGGGCTTGTGGAGGCACTTGAACCCCTGGCTCATTTAGTATTTCACACACAACTTCTTTAGGTTCGGGATCATCCAGAATTTCACAGAGCCCATTCTTGCGCCCGGCCTGTATGCGGTTCCAGATGGACTCCATAACGGGAAAGTTGCGCTCGAACCAGGTCCGATCGCGTTGGATCCGAACAACTACAAACTCTTCGGGGGTTCCCGAAGGTCCTGCCGGGCGATACTGAATAAAATCACACTCGTCCAAGTCGGTCACTTCGAGCAAAAGCTGAATTTGAGGCATATAATGCTTTGGAACCTTTGGCTCGATCTTTCGAGTCAGAGGGCACTTGATCTCGATGAGAAGACCATCTTCGGTTATACCATCGGCCGAACCTCCGAGCCAAGGATAATCCTTGTGCCGAACGATACCAATTTCGTGAGACTTGCGTCCGGTCCTCTGGTCATAGAGATCTCGGACAAGAGGCTCGAGAAGCGTTCCATGGGCCGTCGCGGCGTTTCCGGCCCACTGGGTCCTGAGAACCTTCTTTTTTATAAAAGATTCAGGACTTTCATACCTGTTTTCACCGAGAGCACTCGCGACATCACTGGCCGTTATCATATTCTCTCGTTCTGCTAACCATTCCTCAGATCTTTGTTCGGCATATGTCGCCGCGAGAAGTTCACGGACCCTGAGTATTGTTCTTTGGGACATTCTTATTCTTAAATCGCGGATCCGTCTTAAGTACAATTTCGGCCGCATTTTGTTCGGCCTGTTTTTTGGTCGTCGCACATCCAAATCCACACACCATTTCATTAACTGTTACGGTAATTCCAAAACTTCCATAATCCGTGCTGATGACTTTGTACTCTGGAAGGGCGTATTTGAGCGCCTGAGACCATCTCATCAATTGATCCTTGTAATTGTCATCGACGAGTGAAGTTGTCACCTTTGTGAAAGATTCTAGAATGAAGTTTTTTGCATGGACCATTCCGAGATCGAGATATATGGCGCCCACGACCGCCTCGAAAACATCCTCCATAATGTGCTCATTCGAGTTCCATCCATTTCTCTCGCCTTTTTCATCCATCAAAATTAACTTGTCGAGGCCGAGAACCTTGGAAATCTCGCAGAGTGTTTTGCCTCGGACCATCTTGGTACGGGCCTTGGTCAAAAATCCCTCTTGTTCCTTTTCGTGAAGATCAAAGAGGTGCTTTGTAATTATAAATCCAAGTACAGAATCCCCCATAAATTCGAGCGTCTCATACGACCCAGTCAGACCTGAATATCGTTTCAGGGCTGACTTGTGCGTGAATGCGCGTTGATACAGATCCATATTTTTGACTTTTGTTCCCACAAGGGAAGATATATGTTCACGTGATAACACACGTGGAGTCTCCATTTATAATACTAAACAATATTCTGTTTAAGCCTTGGTCGCATCCTCGGACTTGGCCACCTTTGGGCGAAGCTTCTTCTCCTTTGGGGGGGCCGGCTCGACCTCCTTTTTTGCCCGGGGCTTCTTCTCAACCTCTGGCTTGACATCCTTGATGTAGTGAGGGTTGATGTATTTCTGAATATTCAGAAACGTCACCTGAACATCCTCGGGAACCTTGAGCAGATCCTGAAGCGCCACATCGAGCGTAATCTTCTGGCCCGCCTTGAGACCCTTGGACTCTACATAGGCATTAATTGCCTTGGTCACCTGAGACCGCGAAATCTTGTCGGTCTCGCCCAGGTTTAGGAACGCGCGAAGCTGGGGCGTCACATCGAGAGGCTTGTTGAAACCGTTGTTCTGGGCACGGACGGCCGCCTTCTCACCGGTCGGGTCCTCAATGTGCTGGCGAATCTTGCGCACATCCTTGCGCAGGGCCTTGATCTCCTTTGCGAGTAGCTCGAGTGTTACTGGGGCAGTAGACATTATAACCTAATGGAGACCGGCACCTTTAAGCCTGTTTAATCGAGGAACCCGGCCGCTATAACAACAATTAACAAAAATATGAATAAAGAAGCAAGGACTTGCCATACCTTTTTATCGGGCGGATCGGTTGGACCCGGATAATCACTTGATCGCGTTTGACGTATTTTTGAAGTGTTTTGATCTATGGGATCCATAGTTGTTCCACCACCCGAAGCACTTCCGCCCGGCCCAATTGTAGAGGTCGTGGAAGTTAGTTCCTGCCCAAAACCAGGTGGAAGTGTCGTTCCTCCTGTAGCGTGTAATTCCATGTTTAAATTCTGAGACTGGCCAACATTCTGACATCTCGGAACACAGCAGCCTAGATTACAGGGATATACCAGACCTGATATCTTGTCGACATATGCACATATAGTCGTCCAGGGATCGAGCGGATCCGCGAGACACACGCACCCTTTGTTTAAAAAATCCTGATTACATGCGTCCATCTAATGTTAAAGAAGAAATTTATGTATAGTACAATGGAGTACGGAAAGCCTCAGAAGTTGCCGGATGGTCGTTATTTTTTGAAGATCGGTCCGGATGTTCGCAAGCAGGCCAATGGTCTCGTGCTTCAGGACTCTCTCGATTCGCGCCACCCAAATTTCAAGATTGATGATCCAGCCCAGTTTAATGAAATTGATACCGAGATTTTGACCAAGGCCAAGGAGCTCAAGGTGGAGTGGTTTGGCAAGGAGCTCAGTGATGAGACAATTGCCAACGCGTTTCAGGAGAGCGTGACGGATGGTGTCCTGGGAACTTCACTCGCGATGTTCAAGGGTCAGTCCCAGACTCTGGCGTTTGATACCCAGAAGAACCCTCTAGAACTCGCGGATGTCAAGGCCGACACAAAGTGCGACGCCGTGTTCGAGTTGGCGGGCCTCTGGTTTCTCAAGAAGTCTTTCGGGCCAATTTGGCGAGTTCTCCAGGTCCGCGTTCGAACGGGACCCAGGGCGCCCGAGGTCCCAAAGACGTACCTTTTCGCCGATGAGGTCGACGAGGTATCCGAGGATCCAGCAGATTATCTTGACTAAATATAAAATGAAAACCAAGTCCGTGGTACTATACGCGCTTATAGCCATCGCATTGTACCTCATGTTTTTCCGTGGTTCCAGCGGGTATCGGAATATTCCAGGGGGCGTGGTGACGGCCCTTCCGCGCCAGAGTGGATCCGAGCGGTCCACGGCTTTTTCTTATGGGAAGGGTTCCTTCAGTCTGTGGGGTGACGATATTGGAGACCAGTAAAAAAATATCATTGACTTATAATAAATGGATCGCAAGAGCATAGCCATCATGGTTTTGGCCGCCATAATTGTTCTGCTGCTTGTTCGCCCCCAGCGCAGCGGATATTCTTCATCTTCGAGCGAGCCGGTGGGGTATTCTTTAGGTAATACGAATTATAATAACAACGGAGCCATGGGGTTCCAGGAGCGCGGGTCATCTGGCGGCGAGGCGGGTATTCAGGGTGAGAATGGCCTAATGCCCGCTATGTTTTCCAGCGGGAGCTCGAAGGCTGCCCCGGCAAACTCGTCGTCTCTGATCCCTCGCGAAGTTGTACAGACCGAGGATTTTGGTCAGTTCAGCCCCCAGGATATCCTCAAGGGCCAGAACTACCTCGATCCCCGTAGCCAAATTGGCTATCCCGAGACATTGGGTGGAAATCTGCGCAATGCAAACCGCGACTTCCGTAGCGAGCCCCTGAACCCACGGACTCCCGTATCCATCTTCAACCTCAGCACCATCCCTCCCGACGTCATGCGTCCCAAGTTTGAGATCGATAACGAGTATCAGTAATTGCGTAAAGAAGCGTATAAACAAGTCCTATGGACATATTATAATGGAATTTAAACAGGCAATGACCGAGTGGGTCGGTCTAAAGACCCAGCTCGCCGCAGCTCGCAAAGATCTCTCAACGTTGAATCAACGTGAAAAGGAGCTTCGCCAGTTTGTGACTGAACATATGGCCCGGAATGAAATAGATACCGTGCGTGTCCAAGAAAAAGTCAAGGTAAATTTGAAAGTAAAAACGACCAAGGGGGCGCTAACCAAGGATGTCATCAAGGCGGGCCTCCGATCATTCTTCGGCGGAAACGATGCCCAGGTCGAGGGCGCCTTCCAGGCTATCCAAGATGCGGCCCCGACCAAGAAGAAGGCTGGCGTTACGGTCACGGGCTTAAAAGTCTAAAACGTGTAAATAATAAGTAAAATGGGGATCAATGATGAATACTCTAGGGATGCCTATCTCGGCGATCACTACGCTTACGATTCGGACGAATCTGATGACTTTGATACGGACGTCCATCCGGAAGACTGGCAAGACTTGTACTCGCAGGAACTTTTGGATGGATGGATGAATATTCGCCAATATTTAGATGAAAAGTATTTGCCATATCGCGCAAACTTTCCAGAATTTGTTCAGCTCGTCATGTTGCCCGGAAATTGGTACTCGACGCATGAACCAACGACTCTCCAGCTCGAGATGTGGAACAGAATCAAAAACTTTCCGATCATTCGAGAGAGAGTTCTGGCCGAGAACTTTTACGCTTGGTCCGAAAATTATATAGGTTAAAATTAAATGATTGACATAACAGGCCCCAAAGTTCTCGTTCCGGCCCTCCTATTCGCGGTCCTTAGCCCGGGTATGCTTCTGGCGATCCCGGGAAGCGCGGGCCTCGTAGTTCAGGCCGCCGTACATGCTCTCGTACTAACAATTCTTTATTGGGTCTTGGCCAAGTTTGTCTTCAAGGTCGTCTTGACCTCGGCCGATCTCTTTGTTCCGGCGACGCTCTTTATCCTCTTGACGCCCGGGATCCTCTTGACGCTGCCTCCAGGCTCGGCGGGAGTCTTCCGGAGCGGCCAGACGGGCCCGGCTGCGGTCGGTGTCCATACGCTCGTGTTCGCAGTTGTATTCGCTACATTACGCTCATTTTTTCCACAGTATTATTAAATGAAATATTTAGCCATCGGCCCCGGGGCCATGGGATTTTTCGCAATGTTGGGAGCAATTTCAAAATTAAAACAATTGGGCCATTTGAATGATCTCGAAGAAATATCGGGCTCATCATCGGGCGCCATACTCGCGGCCGTCTTTCTTCTTGCAAAAGGGGACACGGTTAAATTGCTTGATTATGGTCTTACGATTCAGACGAAAAATATAATGAAGCCAAATATAAAAACTTTGTTGAACGGTTATGGTCTCGTGGCCACATCTAAACTCAGAAAACTTTTTATCCAATGTTTCAAGTATTTTTCAGGAAAAGAGGATATGACCTTTGGCGAACTTTATGAATTGAATCCGATAAAACTACACATATCGGCATTTTGCGTCGATACTATGAAGACGGTTTACTTTTCGGTCGACTCGACGCCTTCTATGCTCATCATAGACGCGCTCTGTGCATCGTGCGCAATGCCCTTTCTCTTTGAACCCCTCAAACTGGACGGATGGAATTACATAGATGGAGGGGCCGTCGAAATGAATCCGTGCGGTCCTTTTATCGGAAAAGGTAATGATATTTTGTCTATCATATTTGATTATGAAGGACCGATGCCCGAAATCAAAGATTTGAAGAGTTATACCCTTAGTATTTTAGAAATGACTATGAAACTTCGACACTTGTACTCCGGGCCGACACACCGTATGAATATATCAGCCACGGATGCGTTTAATTTTAATGCAACTCAGGAAGCCAAGCTCAGACTCTTTCTTACAGGATTTTCTCAGACAATTATAAAATGACCCATAAGGACATGCGCTCGAGCCACGTGCGTCGATTGACCCGTAAGCGTATAGTCGTGTCCAAGAGTCCCGGCCGAGCGAGCTATTCATATGTCCGCAAGGCAAAGACCACCCGCGTCCGCGGTGTTCCCGCCTATGATGTCGGAACTATCGGCAAGTCCAAGAAAGTCATAGGCCCTCTCAAGGCCGGTATGCTAACCAAGTATGGCTATCACCCAGTCGAGGCCAAAACCAATCGCCACAAGTCTCTGTCGAGGGGAATAAGCAAAGGTGAGCGCCCGATAGACGTTATGCGCCGGCTCGTCGCCATCAGCACCCTAACGAAGCGCATGGCCCCCCGGGCCTCTCGCATCTATAAATCTGATGCGATGTGGGTCCGCACAAAGTACGCCAAGTCTTTTAAAACCAAATAAATTAATGTAGGTCCATAATAAATGTCGACCCGACACGAGAGCAGGTCGGCCTACATTAAATCTCAACGTAATAAGTATATGTCGATGTATGGGCGATTACCAGGAACGGCCTCTCCGAACCGGGCTCTGGCCGTGCGTTCACCCAGTCGGTCGCCGAACCGGGCTCTGGCCGTGCGTTCACCCAGTCGGTCGCCGAACCGGGCGAATTCGGTCCAGAGCCGCGCTGGTTCAGTTAACCTTTATGGCGGGCCGAGGGGTGCGACTCTCGTCCACAAACGTCTACGGGCCGGTCAGGTCCGAAGCATAATATTAGTCATAATTTCAATACTCATTGCTTTGGCCGTAGAAAGAAAAGCACGCGGTCTGTCCGGAAATAACGCTCGCAAATATGGAGTGTATGTTCTAGGAATATTCAAGCGATTTTTGGCGATAGTCAAGTACTTTGCGGGCTACGAGCGCCACATCGAAGCGGGAGCGGCCGCAATAGCGACAGTCATTGCGCGAAAGATGACTTCAGGAAATATGAGACTAAACAAGTCGAATCTTTTCATGGGCGTCGGCGCGTACTCAATGGCCTATAGTACTCGGTCCGGATTTTCCAATTTTGTAAATCACATGAATAAACGTAGTAATTCTTATTTCCAGATTCCAGGAACACAGTTGGCCCTAAATGAAAAGATACGGGCCTCGCTCATAACTATGCTCGCATGGATGATTTCTTCACTAAATTTCTTTGCAGTTTCGAACGCTTGGGACATTCTCAAGGCTGAGTTGCAGATTCGCGGAATAACCCGTATGAATCAAAGTAGTTTAGCAAATGCCGGCCGGAACACTTTGCGTATGACTTAGAGACGTGATCCTTGACATAACCAAGAATGGAGGAACTCATTCGGACGATCGCCCAGGATGTATGGGCTAAACTCGGACCCGGATACTCGGAATCCGTATATCACTGTGCGTTCGAAGTGGGTCTCCGGCGAGTCGGCATCTACTACGAGACCGAGCGCATAGTACCTGTATTTTATGATAACCAGAATGTCGGGCACATTCGGGCCGATATTATTGTAAATCGCGAGGTTGTTCTGGAACTCAAGTCGGTTAGTAAGCTCAATGAGGTTTACAGAATTCAGACCCGGAATTATCTAAAGTTTTTAGATCTCGAGGTTGGCTTTTTGATCAATTTTCCTGACAAAAATGGACCAATCGAAATTGAAAGAATCGAGCGCGAAAGATTCCCAGTTCCGGTCGTTGATAGAATTGACTGCTAAGCGGTCTTGAGATATTCCCAGCTTAGTTCCTTGCAGATTTTCTCCCAAATTTGATCTTGAATATAGAGCTTCTCTTTTGACTTGAGAAGCGGAAAACATGGCAAATAGTCATCTTCCCCTAAAAGTTCACAAAACTTGTAGAGGACGTAAGAATAACTTAAAAAATTTTTTCTCGATTCGGGCTTGTGTCTCTCGAAAGGTTCTTGGATCTTATGAAACATGAGGCGGAGTCGATCTTCCAGGGCCTGAGGCATCGTCGGGGGCTGGACCCCGTTGAGTATTGTCGAAATGTATGGGACGTGCTCGTAATACTTTGACTTGTTGAGTTTCTTTAATAAACCCTTGACCTTTTCGTGCGTTATCTCTGACAGATCCTTGATCTTTTGCTTCTTGAATTCGGTCCTAAGCTCCTCTATGACCTGGATGGGAACGCTCGTAGACTCCTTAGCCTGAAACTGACTTATCCATTCATTGAAATGATTCTCACGCTTGTAAGAGTACGTCACGTTCTTTTCAATCTCCTGTTCTTCTTTAAATCCAACCTCATCACCCAAAATATAAGTCGTAGACCCACAGTTTGTACAAATTTCGTCGCTCAGGGCCGAATCAAAAATCATCGTAAAATATTTACCACATCCCCTACATGGTCTGAAATGAAAGTCGACGACCGGCTCTGGTTGACTATAATCATCCTCAACCTCTCTCATGTACTTTTTAAAGATGTCATTCCGTCTGGTTCCTTTGCGAACGGTCATATCGAACCCGAACATTTTCTGGGACGACTCTTCCGAGGTCGTTTCGGCCGTGTATTCTTTTAATATCGGAACACAATTCAACAAAAAACTTACCATTTCATCTTGGTTCTGACAAGAATCCATTCGCTCTTTAAATCGAGCTTCCATAGACCTCTAGTATTTAATCTTTTTAATTATAAATGGTCAATTCAATTGTAGTTCCGGGCCTGGCCGTGGCGCTATTAACTGCCCTCCAGATGATCGCCCAGAAGCACATAGCCCACCGCATGAGTCATCAGACCCTCTTTGTTTTGGCCTCTCTGGGATACTTTATAATGACTCTTTTTTACATAGGTTATCACAAAGAACTTATACAAAAAGAGGTTCGAACGGTCATTACGCCCGTAATTCTCATATTGACCTTTTCGGTCGTAGTTGGTTTTGGAGCGAACATGCTCTATTTTAGCATACTGAAAGATGGTCAGGCTTCTCTGCTGGCCGCCTTGACCTCGACGGCCCCGTTATTTGTGGCCGGTCTGTCGGTCCTGGTTCTCAACGAGGTTCTGGAACTCAGGCAGTTTGCGGGAATAGCGGCCATAGTGGGCGGAACTGTACTCCTCAGTCAATCTTAGGGGCCAGGTAAAACTTGAGTTCCCCTAGGTTGGCTATTGTGTATCTGAAAATTATGGGCATATTTTCATTCTCAGAGTCCTGCATAAGTTGAACGCTCGAGCACATACTCGTCGCCTTGGTGAAAAGGTTTATGTATTTTAGACTAAAAATAGATCCGGTCCTCTTGACCGACTCTGGAAATTCGATGATGGTTTTCTGGTCCGCAAAGTCTCCCTTGCAGCTCATCTCTAGATTTGTTCCGTCGCGAATAATACTCATCTCGGTTGCAAGGTTGCTCATGTCGCGGGTTATTCTCTGAAAGTCTACGGAGGGCAAGGTGGTCACGACATTCATCGATACATCCGGCAAGTCAAGCACGTCCTCATTGATATCGAGCAATTTTAGTCTAAAATTAGTGGATGACTTTTTTCCTGAATTTTCGATCAAAATATCCATGTAGTCCCGATCCTTGACATCGATGGTCAACGTGTCCGAACCGGTTATGGACTTGAGGAGCTTGAATATATTTGTCATGTTTATTCCGGCCGCAATCGGAATCGGACAATCGTACTCTTCAAAGTTTTCGGACCCGAGCGTCATGTCGACCAGCGTCACTCGGGCCGTGTCCAGTGTTAGGACTTGGACCCCTTTTGCCGAGAAATAGACGTTGACATCATTAATAATGTCTTTTAGGACCTCGAAGACGGACTTGAGGGCGGTTGCCTGAATAGTCTTTAGGTGCATTGAATAATTCAGTTTTTTATTCTCTATCTGGCCTTTTGATATGCGTCAGTAACACTCATCGAAATTCGTTCTTCCAGTTCGGGTGTTATAACCGGCTGGAGGGATTCACCATAACGGTCGAGTTCAAAAAGTGAGGGCGTCTCGGTTCCATCTATGTTCGAGACAAAACCGACCCCTTCCTCCCATGACTCGAACTCGACCGGGATCATGGATGTTAGCCAGGCCTTGACTTCTCCCCCGACCTTCATAACGCCATCATTCGTCACCAGGGTCGGAACCTTTGTAATTTTCTTTGACGGAACTCCACTCGTGGTTATGTTGTGGAACCGAACAATCTCTATGAGACTCGGCTGGGACTTTATAAACTGAATGATATCCATGGACCATTTGCATTTATCCGAATAGACCAGCAGAGCCATTTCTACTACAGAACATACTTTTTTGCTCGCAAAGTTTTTCGCAGTTCTTATTAATATGAAGGACTTGAGCATTTTGGGTCTCGCAGGTATCGCCCTTTTTTTGCTCTGGAACGGCTCCCGGTCCAAGTACACTCAGGAGTTCCTGACGGCCGAGCGTGTTCCCCCCAATGTGCTCCAAGCAATTATTGAAAAAATTCAGGAAAAGTTCCCGGACTGGGTTCCCCTCGAGACCCTGTTCATCAACCATAAGAGCGACGGGTCATACCGAGGCCGATTCATGTTCCTGAACACCCGAAAGTACCTAGCGACGCAGCTCGAGGTTAGCGCCAACGTGAACAAGGACGGTTCGGTCGAGATACTGTCCCAACAGGACCCGGTCGTTGAAGACTATGCCCGGGCATACAAGCCCGATGCGTATCAGCCATACTCTGAGATTAAGAATAGTATAGACTCTCAGCTCAAGTACGCCCTGTCCAAACCCATAACGACCCCTCCCCTCGATGCGTACAAGTATTAGATACAAATTCAGATCTAAAATTAGAGTATGCTGAGTGCCGAGCAAATTTCGGCCCTCGAAAGAAACAGGACAAATGTGAAAAAAGAAACATACCGGGCTATGCTCGAGCAATTTTCTCGTAAAATTCGAATGACCTATGAGCTCGGCAGACGAGAGGCCCTTTTGACCATTCCTCCTTTTATAATAGGATTTCCCAAGTATGATTTGGCAAAGGCTGTTATTTACATGTCCCGGCAGCTTCTCAAGCTAGGATACAACGTTGAACTCGTGGGTCCTCTGGATATGCGCGTCACCTGGGCCAAAGCCCCTCCATCCGCACAGCCCGAGGAACCCGACGAGCCCCTCGATATTTTGCCCGGACTTGTTAATCTTCAGAAGACGGCCCAACAATTGCGGAAACGTTGAAAAAATACTATAGTTGTCTACTAGAAATGGATCTTCTGAACGAGTCCGAGCGACGATTCACAAAGAAGCTCTGCGACGCTATGATTCCCGTTATGATTACGGCATTTTGGGAAATATGGCTCGAGGCCAAGAAGGAGTGTTCCGAAAAAAAGACGAACAACACGACAAAGGTCTTTCAGGAGCTCTTACGGGCCATCAAGACCTGGAACTCTTCAATTTCACTCAAAAATACAGAGGCCATAATTAAGAATCAGCCCCTTTTTCCCAATTTGTTGGCGGCCGTATTCGTTATACACGTCAAGATCCTGAGTTCGATCAGGACCAACAAAGATTCCAAAAAGATTTGTATAAAGCTTCCGGCCAACGATGTGTTTGTTCAGCGGTGTTATGAGGCCTGCGCCAAGGATCTCTACGAATCGCCCCTTATCATAACCGAGCCCCACACGGAGACCGAGCGCAACGAAGATCTTCACAAGCGGTTTTTCAAACATATATGCCAGGTCATAGAGGACCTCGTCCCGACGGCCGAGATTCTTCAGACCTATTTGCCCATGCCCGCGGCCGGTGAGAATCTGGACCTCGATCACGATGAAAATGAAGAGGATGAAGATGAAGTTCCGGACATGCTCAACGAGGACCCTGTCACAAATCAGGATCCAATTCAACAGGATAATTCAAATCTAGAATTTGGCAAGACTCCAGGGGGCGTGGATAACACGGTAACGGTCAACAACACGCTAACTCCTCCTAACATAGAGGGGGGAACTCCGGCACCCCAAGAGCAAAACCTATTTGACGATGCGGCCGAGTCCAGGACTCCAGGGCCTCAGCGTATAGAAAAGCTCGGCGCGTAAGCTGTTCTATAATAAATAGTTGTTTCTTTATAGAATGGAACAGTATTGTCGTGATCCGGCCAGTGCGGCCGTAATTGCCGCAGTCGCAACAATTGGTTATATTTATATCAAGGCCAAAATGAACAACGAAGGCAAGCTCAAGAATTCAGAGTTTGCTAAACCAGCAATTCTAGTAGCACTTTTGGTCTATTTTATAGTTGGCCAGGGTCAGGGCTCACAC